CGAGTGCGGTCTGCTCCCCCGGGCGCCCGGAAGCGTCGTCCGCCACGGGGGAATCCGGGCAGGGGACTTGCCCGAACCTCTCGGCCTCGGCCATCACGCGCAACCGAACGTCGGCGTGAAGGGGCCGCGGCGAAGCGGGGTGTCCGTGGCGAGGGCAGCGATCTCCCCCTCAAGCTCACGGATGTAGGCGTTCAGCGCGCTAAGGTTGGCGCGCGCGTAGGCGACACTCTCGCCGGTGGAGTCGCGAATCTCGCGCACAGCGTTGCCGACCATGATTGCGTGACGCGCAGCCTTGGCTTCGGCAAGCTGCTGCAGGAGAGTTTCCATGTGCAGGCGCACCCGATTCGTGAAATCTGCCCACACTATAGCCGAAAACGTGAGTCACGTCAATCGTGATTCATCTACATCCCGCGAATCGCGATCACGTCATCATAGACGGAGACCCACTCCGCGTCGTGGCAGCCTGGATGCCAGAAGTCGTCAAGGCGCTGCATCGTGTGCCCTTCCGGGTCGAAGGGGGCGCGTTCTCCGCCAGCCATCAGCGCATCGACCGCGCGGCCGACTTCGGGCCAGAACATGAGGGTCGCCCACCTCAAGGTGGTTACCCCGTAGCCGCGCCCATCGGGGTCGGTGCGCTCCACGAGGACGCAGACGACCATGCGTTCCGTGCGGATGTCCGCGTCCTCGAACGCCTCGGTGCGGTAGGCGTCGGCCGTGAACGTGCCGTCCGGCAGGCTGCGGACGATCTCGTCGACCGCCACCTGGTGGAAGTCGATGCCGGGATCGGCCGCCACGGGGCAGGCGGCGAACAGGAGAGCCGCGAGGATGGTGGGGCGCATGGAGGTCTCCTGTCTGCTGCGTCTCAACGACGGCGGTTGGCCGCGCGAAGGTTGATGTAGATCGCGAACAAATACGCCACGTTAATCGCGGCTAGTACGCCGATGGTGATCGGGTTCGGCCCGATGTTGTAGACCAGCCATCCGGCCGCGCCGGCGACGGCGAGCTTGCCGATGGGCCACAGGCCGCGGCGAATCAGCCACTTGATGAACGGATTAGCCTCGGTCGCACCCTTGCTCAGGAATGCTTCGGTCGACGCCACGTCGCCGATTTGCAGGACGGCGAATGCGCCGAGGAGCGCGTGGAAAACGATGTTGAGATCCATGGTGTTGGTGTTGGTCCTGGTTGGAGTGGAGTTTCGTTTCGTCTCGAATTGGGTCGGTTCGCCTCAGATCGGCTCGAATCGCCTCGCGTCGGCCCGTTGCCGTTCGCTGGAATCACTTATAACGAAAGATGCGACTGCGATCAAGCGCGAAAACACGATTGATGAATCAAAACGCCCGCGAGACGCACTCGCGGGCTTCGTGACTAGGGCGGCGCGTCAGAACGTTCCGATGCGACCCAGGATCGCGTTCGCCACGGGCGCGGCGTAGATGGCGTCCACGCCATCGCCGAGCAGATGCACATGGTCGTTCGAGCGCCACGCGGCTGGGAACGTCGGCCACTCGCCGAACAGCGCCGACGTGTCGATGATGCCGCCCAGCCCGTTCGCCGCGGCAAGCTCCTTGCAGACCTCGATGTAGCGGCGGCGCTGCCACGGCAGGTTGCGCGGCGTCGCCTTGTCCACGACGAGGATCACGTCGCCGCCGCCGGCCTGCGCGGCCGTGATGATGGCCTGCATCCACGCCCGGTAGGTCGCGCGGCTCACGTTCGACGCGATGTCGTTGCTGGTCAGGTTGATGACGGTCAGGTCGGGGTCGAGAGCCGCGATGCCCGCCGGCGCGCCGAACGCCTCGATCGAGTTGTAGGTGCCCGCGTTGCTGCCGGTCACCGCGCCGTTGATGCACTGGATCGCGCGCTGGTTCGTGTTGCGCCCGAGGATGCCCAGCAGCCTGCCGCCCTGCGACCCCCAGTTGACGCGCACCGGCGTCGTGTTCAGCGCGGTCAGGGCTATGGCGCCTGACACCCGGTAGTCCCCCGGCCCCTGCGTGTCGAAGTTCGCGACCTCGGTCGGCCCTGCGCCGTGGAGCACCTGGCAGGAGCCGGTGCGCCCGATGTAGCAGATGCGGACCTCGTTGATCGCCGTCAGCGGCGTGAAGGTGAACGGCTGCGCGCCGGTGTTGTTCAGCGAGGGATACTGGCCGCCGAGCGACACCGCCGCGCCGTTGGTGTGGCAGCCCATCGCGAGCCGCGTGTCATAGTTGCCGATGACCGAGCCGCCCGAGAGGCCCTGCGACCCGAGGAAGGACTCGGTGTTGACCGGCCAGCCCGCGGCGGCGAGACGCGCGGCGACCTTCAGCGCGAGGCAGTGCTGGCGGACGTTGCCGCCCATGCCCTGGCCGTTGATGGCGTTCTGACCGGCCGAGTTCGAGTTGCCGATGAACAGGATACGGGCGTCGCCGGTGCCCCCGCGCACGGCGCCGGCGGCCGTGGCGAATGCTTCGAGGTCGGGAGGCGCATTCAACTGAGCCAGGGGGAGCCTGCGCCGAAGGACCATTGGGACGACCTCGTGAACGTGATTCGTGTCGCCGCATCGTATCACGACGCGAGGCACGAATCAAGTGATTCGCGAATCACGAGTCGCTGTTGCTCTCCGCCAGCGCCAGCAGCCGCGAGAGGGGAGACTTCACCAGCGGGACGCTCTCCTCCGGCGCGCCCGGATCGAACACCAGTGGGTTGATGTCCCATTCCTCCGCCCACAGCGGCAGCGCATCGTCCTCCCCGAGCAGGCACAGCTTCTCCCACTGGATCTGTCCCCATGGCGCAAGCTGCTCGTAGGGGCGCACCGCGAGGCCGACCGCGTAGTAGGCCAAGTCCCACGCCTCGTTGCGCCGCGACGCCGGGTTCAGCCAGCCCTTCTCCGTCCTGACCTCGTTGGTCATCTGCGTCGCGAACCAGTCGGGCAGCCAGGTCGGGTAGCGCAGCTTCCCACCCGGGGCCTCGTCCTTCGACGTGCGGCGATTCAGCAGCGCGGCCACCTGGTCCTTCAGGTCGTTCGAGCCCAGCATCATCACCGGCACGTCGCCACGGGCGACCGCCAGCTTCCCGGTCTTGTTCGAGTCCGGCCACGTCGTGAAGGCGCGCGGCGCCTTCGGCAGCGGGTTGCCCTTCACCAGCGCGAACTTGCGGTGCAGCCCGCCGCCGGCCGCCTTGAGGCCGCGCCAGTAGGCGTAGGCGTTGGCGGTCGATCCGTCGCGACCACCCGAGTCGCAGCCGGTCAGGAGTACGCGCATCCGGCGACCGGAGTCGTCCGCCAGCGGGTAGGTCTTGTTGATGACCTTCTCTGTCAGCAGCTTCCAGTCCTCGGCGAACACCGGCGGCTCGACCGGCAGGAACCTACCGTCGCCGTCCGGCCGGTCCGAGATCCTGAGCTTGAAGGCGTCGACCACGAACACATCGCCGTCGAGCGTGAAGCCGTGCACCTGTGCGACGAAGCTACGCGCCTGCACGTCGACGGTGGCGATCAGGAACCGGACGCCCTCGGGCACGGTCGGATCCTCCTCGGTCGCGCCCCAGTCCTCTGCCTTCTGGCGCACCTCGTCGGGCATCCGCTCGGACAGCCGCGCGCGGCTGATGTAGGGGTGACCCTGGTCGGTGTTGGTGGTGGCCTTCAGCTTCGTCTCGTCGCCGGTCTCCTTGTACGCCTTCTCGGCCTTCAGCCAGTTCTCGACGAGGCCCGCCCACGTCTGGAAGCCCGCCGC